ATTCTTGTGCGGTTAAAGTTCCTGCTATAGTTGTATTACCAGTAACCGATAAATCATCAGTTGTCGTTAAAGAACCAGTAATAGATATATCTCCTGTAATACCATCATTATTAAAGGTGAGTGGATTAGAACTACCAACTAATAGAGATGAAGTTACTTGATTAAATTGTACATTTGAATCGGTATTCACCACCTGTGGAATAGAAATTTCATGTGTTACTGGTTCTGAACCATCAAATGCTATTCCGTCATTCGTAAGTGTTATTCCTGTTCCTGCTGTTATTGAAAATGTATGTCCTAATGTAACACTTGTAGATCCACCCCCAGTCGTACCCGCTGCTGTTGACGCTGCCCCTGATAAGGTATCTCCTCCAGTCAACTGTTCCATTAATGGTGCAACTGGAACATCTGTTTCTGTTCCAATTAAAACTTGTTTCGGAGTTAAAAATGTTCCTGCAGTATGAGGACCAGCAAGTTCATTAAATGCTTCTGGTATCAAATATCCTCTCAAACTAACACTAAACTCAGTTTTTACAATTCTATCTCTATCTGTAACTTCTGTACTATCAGTAAAATTATCTATATTAGTTCTAAATCTCATTCTATCTCGTTCACCCCAATAAGAACCTGCTGACCAATTGATTCGTTCCACCAATTTATTCATCTGTTCTATATAGTGTGTCCAAATAATAAAATCATAACTCAATACCATATAATCTGGTATTGCTACATTATAATATTCTCGTTGTGGTAATAATCCTTGTTGAACTGTAAAATTATCGTATCTATTTCGTGGATTATATTTTCTCTCGAATGAATAATGAAGTTTTGGTTCTTCTGGATCCATTTTATCAACTGGCATAGTTTCATCTTTTTCCATTCCAGTTCGTCTAAATGCTATAACAGGCAATATAGTCTGTCTTTTTTTATCCCTCATAAAACCAGTTTTTTGAATTGCGGCCCATCTTTCAGGAGAAGAATACATTACAGGAACTTTTACAGTTTCACCATTTTCAATAACCGTTGGTTTGATGACATTTTCAAAATAATACATAATTGCACTATCCATGTCCATCAAACTTACTGATATATCTTGTATAGTATCATCTCGTCTATGTTGATTGGCCCTATTTACACTACCTCGTTGATGTCTTGGTACTGGTTTAGTTCTACCTAAATCACGACCTAATATTAAATCTGTTGCCATTAAACGTCTCCAGAACTATTTGCCAGGGCTTCCATTACAATATCTATATTTCCAACCGTTTCAGTTGTCTGTATCAATTTTGTTGGAGTTAAATATTTTTTAGTAGTAATCATACTATTAAATTCTTCTGGTAATAAATAACCATTTAATGATATACTAAATTCACTCTTAACTATTCTATCTCTATCAGATACATCTGTTGTATCTGACCAACTCTCAATATTAGTTCTAAATCTCATTTTATTAGGTTCTCCCCAATATGATCCGGCTGACCAATTAATCCTTTCAACTATTTTATTCATTTGTTCTATATAATGTGTCCAAATTATAAAATCATAATTTAGTATCATATAATCTGGAACAGCCACATTATAATATTCTTTTTGTGGTGTAAATCCAGTTTGTAATGTAAAATTATCATATCTATTTTTGTCTGTCCAAGTTCTCTCAAAAGTATACTGTAATCTTGGATTTTCCGGGTCAAGTTTATCTACTGGTATTGTTGTATTGGGTTCAAGAGTAGTTCGTCTAAACGCAATAACAGGTAATATAATTTGTTTTTTAGAATCTCTCATAAAACCACTATTTTGTATTGCATACCATCGTTCTGGTGATGAATACATAACTGGAACTTTTACTGTTTCACCATTATCTACTATCGTTGGTTTAATTACTTCTGTAAAATAATACATAATGGCAGAATCTAAATCCATTAAACCCACTGATACATCTTTCAAATCATCCGTATCTCTTTTTAATTCAGTTCCTCTATTTATATTCTTTCTACGACTACGTGGTAATGGTTTTTCTCTTAACATTAAATACTCCGTATTCTTTCAATATTAAGATTAGAAAATCTAACTCTAAATGTATTACAAGTTACACTCCAATTATTATCTTGTAACCCACCAATAAGTTGATTTTCATTAATACCATTTATTTCAAAATATGCCCAATTCCATTCAAATACATCACCAATTTCTGGTACTAATGATAAATCTGAAAGTGTTTTTCGTAAAATATGAAAATCAGCATTTTGTTGTTCGTCTGCCCCAAACTCATCATTATTATAATCAAAATCTTGGGCATCTACTAAACATGCAAATTTAACACCGTCTTTCCATCTTTTGCCACCAGCGGCCTCACCATACATATTAGTATTAGTATCATGAACTGATACTTTATAAAGAACTGCCTGTTGGTTAATTATTCCGTCTTTGCCGGTCCTAAGATCACCAATAAGTTCTTTATTTACCCGTTCAAAGACATTTAAATCTCTCTGTGGTAAAAATCTTCCTGCCATAATATTATCCTATATAAATTGGTAATGGAACTTTTTGTAATTTTTCTTGTAATCGTGTTGACTCTTCACTATCAGCCTCTAACATCATTTTTCTACTTGATGCTTCGAGATTTTCTCTGAGTTGAGTAATAAGAGATTCTTTTTCACTTGCTGCCTCACCTCTTAACGTATCACCATCAAGAGTTGTTTCTGCGTTTGGAACAGGAATAGAACCATACTTACTTCTAACCATTCCGAGTAATTCTTTTGATAATGCAAGCCCATATTTTCTAATCCATTGTTTACCAACATCATTAATAAACTGATATTCCATATTATCATATGGAACATTAGAAAAATCTGATACGACATTTGATGTTTCTCCATATGCAGTCTGTGTGGGATCATCTCTGTCTGCTTTAAGAATATATTCAAACCACAAGTTGTAATTTGAAGTTGGCCGCGGGAAAATTCTAATTTTATTGTTTCTTAACTCAAAACTAAATGCCGATTTTCTAATTTGGTCATTAAACTCGATTGCTTGTATTCTCAAAAGGTCTGCGTACACCGGCATCATCATAAATTGAACTGCTGGAGTCATATTTCCCCACCCAAACCCGTCTAACATATTATAAGAACCAGCTCCCGTACCTGCATACGGGTCAAAATATCTTGCAATAGCAGGAGAGGCCTCATAATACACTTTTCTAACTTCTATCGCCGCTCCACTCTCAGACACATCCGCATATAATCTATTTAAATCATATACTTGTGAACCACTATGAACACTAATAGAACCGCTTTTAAAATCAACCGTTCCACCGACACCTGCCTCTGTACCATATTGTTCTGAAACCCTAATAGCGTCTGCGAAATTAGGTGTTATTCGTTTATGGGTAACATTCGAACCAGTTGCCTGTCCTCGTAATGATAATAAATTTTCTCTAATGTTGAATTGATTGACTTGTGCTGAGTATTCTGTAATAGATTCCTCAAAACAAGTATAAAATTGTGAATCCTGTAACTCGATTGCCATGATTGGATAACCGAGTCTTTTGGCTGACCAATTAGCAAACTTTGGTGCATCTGATTGAAATGTAGAATCAAGATCGTAAAGTCCGAATGGTGTATTTCCACTTACCGCTGAACCACTTCCTGGCCATATAGCTTCCATATTGTAATCTCCTAAAAAAGATATTATTACTCAACTATAAATATACAAGCAATAAAAAAGGGAACTCAAAACGAATTCCCTCATTTAATAAATAATATCTACTATAGTATATTAACTGCTTCTGACGAGATCAACTGCAGTTGCTTCATAAGATGTTGCGTAATATACTCCATTACCACTATTAGTACTTAGTGCTACTGCGTCATCTCTAAACCTCTCTTCAGTGTTTCCATCCATATCAACTCCTGACGCAGATAGGAAGTATGACCAACCATTAACTTGTGCCTGTGTCGGAAAACATATATCACCACCAGCATCTTTTACAGTAAAATAATAAGTAATTGTTTTTATTATCGGATGTGATTCAGTGCCACTTCCTTGAGGATTTTGACCATGAAATACAGGATGGTTTGAGCCTGTATCAAAACTCCAAGAGATTTGATTCCATGTTGCCTGTGGTATTTCTGTTGGTTTTGTATATGACACTGCCATTTTTCTTCTCCGTTATTAACTATAAATAGTGGATTTTAATAAAATCTATCATATATAAATATCAATAGCACAAAAAAAGGGGATTTTACAATCCCCCTTTTTTATTAGATCTGTGATTTAACTACGATTAAACGTAATTAACATCAGCTACGATCACCTTACCGTAGAATTCAGGACGAACCATCTTCTTCGCGTATCTTGTCATCACACCTTTTCTTGGTGTAAAGTTAACAGGATCGTAAACAAGAGGAGTCATGATTAACGGAACATACGGTGCGTATACAGCTCCAGTTTCAAGGAAATTACTTCCCCTAAAACCCATTAGGATGTCATTTTCTAACATATAAGGGTTTTTGTAAACCGTATATCTGTTATTCAATGCACCTACTTTCTGTACACCCATTGCGTATGAGGTGTTATTCGAATCACCATCAGAATCTGCTGCGTACCCAGGGATACTTTCTATGACGGTTGCTGTTTCAGGTGAAACCACCATGAAATTAGCACCACCACGTAGAGTTTTCTGATGTATCGTGTTAGATACTGCTTGCAATTTGTTTCCAAGAGTCTGGAACCACTCACCTTTTGTGTAAGCGTTGGAATTACCCGACACTTCAGTAAACAAGGTTGATGCGGAATCATACTCAAAACCAGTTTTTGCTGACCAATACTCAGTCTTAGCGTTAGCGTTTTGCTTCAACATATCAAGGATTTCCAAATCAATTTCCATTGAAATGTACTCACTCAACATAGAAGTCAATTCTGCTTCTGCATCAACTGAATGATAAGCGTTAAGGTCTTGAGCTAGCTCAGGAGTCCAGATAGCTTTAAGTTTACGAGTTTTCGCAACTATACTAACTGAACGAAGTGCTATATCAATCTCTGGAATATCAACATCATCTG